CATATTTTACTGCAAGTGCAACCTTTATTTCCATTCCAGTTTCTCTTGTGTAAATGGATAGTTGGCTTCTTTATAAAAAGTTTTACGTTTGGTCAAATGCCGCTTGGCAAATTTGCAAGTGCTGGTCACGTCCCATATCTGGACGTGGTCTTTGTCTTCCGCTTTTCTAATGCCGCGCCCAATTGATTGTATAACGCGGACAAAGCTCTTTCCGGGCTCAACAAGAACCAAATTAAAAATCCTAGGCAAATTAATACCCACAGCGGCCACACCATAAGTCGCCACAATAATCTTGCCAGTGCTGGTGGCAACTTCATCATATTCATCTTGTCTATCCTTTGCTTTGGTTGCACCTGAAACAAACACTGCTAGGTCACCCAATAACTCTACCAAGGCATGACCCCCGGCCACTCGATCTACCAACACCAATGTATTTCCAGTAGCGTTGACTTGTGCAATCAATTGAGCTATTGTTTTAAGTCTGTCGGGTTCTTCTAATAGAAACTTTAATTCACTTTGATAGTTGGTAAACTCTGCATGATCAACCAACTGCACAATATTCACATGACATTGTGCCAACACGCCCTGGCTTTGTAGTTCGCTGGCACTGAGTCGACCTATAACTGGACCAAGACTACACCGCAATGCTTGGAATTCAAATGGTTCTTTAGGAATGGTTCCTGTGAGTCCCCAACGAATTGGCACTCGACTCATTACGCCTGTTAGCAAACTCTTTAACGCATCAGCTTTGGCCATATGGACTTCATCAACGATAACACATACTACATCTTCTAAGAACTCTTGTATAGTAACATCACCTACACTGTTCTTTGTGTTTTTTAGCAGAACATTTAAACTTTGCCAAGTGCAGATAGTGTGCTGTCGTCCCCATTCCTTGCGATCACCAAAATACACACCCACATCCTGTTGCATGTTGATGTAGTCTTTTTCTGTTTGTGTAACTAGACTCTTGTTAGGAACAATTACAACTGTGCGACCGTACGGTGCCACGGCATTGCTGAGTGCGGCTGTGATTACTGTCTTGCCTGCACCTGTAGCAATCTCTTGGATACATTGTGGATCTGCTAAAAAGTTATTGATAATCTCAACCTGATAGTCGCGCAACACCATTGGTTCGCCTTCTATTGGGTGGCCTTTTCCCCAAGCTATGTGACTAAATGATTGCTCGGTTACTTTTTCAAACTCGAACGTAGTAGAATAGTCACGTTGGTCATCTAGTTCAATGTCATAGTTAAACTTTTCCAATATAGGAATGATCTCAGGCAACAGGTTCACATAAGTGCTGCCACCAAGTTGAAAATAACTTACCTTGCCGTCCCAGCGTCCTAGCCTGACCGCTGGCAAGTAACGGGCGCCTGGCACATCATACTTGAAAGCTGTGACCAATGCACGACGAGCGTCGAGTTCAAGTCCTTCTATTTTGATATTGACTTCATCACGGATTATAATTTTAGCTGTTCGCATTGTGCTAGTATAACATACTTAGTCCAGCAAAGTCAAAAAAACAGGTATCTTTTTACAGATACCTGTTGAAAATGGGTAGTTTGCACTACCCAGGAGCTACCGTATTAACTGTTCTTCATACAAGTGCTAGCGGCTAAGGCCTTCCAGTTGACACCCGACACTTTGGTCAAGTCTGCAATCTTTAGTGCCATACGCAAGCTCATTTCACGCAGGCGGCTTTGATTAGCATCCATAAACGCAATAATTTCGTCACCCTGCTCCGGTGTAAAATCGTAGTCTGCAAACAACTCACCTTTGAGGTAAATCTGTTTGATACGCAAGAAACGGTCACGCATGGTGTTAAGGGTCAAGTCTAAGAAGTGACAACGACTTTGCAGTGCCTCCAAATGGTCTTGCAACTTCTTGCTTTTAAGGTTACTGAACTGTAGGTTGGTAATAAAAATACACGAACCTTTGAAGTCAAACATGTCTGGAACGCCTTCACGACGCAACATGGCACTATCACTGTTCCAGTAGATTCTACGCTTCTTGCCAGAATCCAGGGCAGCCTTAAGAATGTTCAAACTCAGGTCATCTTGGAACACTGAGTCACAGTCGTCAAACACCAGAACATTGTTTTTGTCCGAGTGCTTATACAAGGTGCAGTAGAGACCAATTGGAGTCATGGCACCTTTGATCACTTCGTACTTAACACGACGACCACTCAACTGGTCAAACAAGCCACTATGCTCTAGTTGTTTTTCAACACCATAACTCTTACCTACGCCAGGAGGGCCAACCACAATCATTGCACGGACGTCACCGGCAATAGTGGCCTTGGTCATTTGGTCAAGGATGTCAAAACGTTCGCCAATACGGGCAATAACTTCTTCATCAGTTTCTACTGGTGCCTTGGCCGGAGTCTGGGCAACAGGAGCCACTGAGGTAGCACCAGAAGTAAACTCTACATCCTCAATTGAGCTGACACGGATACGAACTACATCTGGTGTATCTTCACCAAAGTAGCCTTCTGCATTTACTGTCACATAGCCTCCTTTGGCTCCAGTTTGGTAACCTTTAACAAGAGCAAAGGTTACATTGTTTACGGGTTGATTACGATAACTACCATGTTTTACAAGAATTGTAGACATTTTTTAGCTCCTTAACTATGTTGTTAATATGTGTATATTATAAACGACTTGGATTTAATGGTCAACCTTAGTTGGCCATTAGTGTGATCTGCACGTCATGGCCCTCGTGGGTAATGCCGACACCCACTGGACGACCTTCACCAGTAAAACTACTGTGACGGCGATCGTAAGCCAATTTTTGGATTGCAAGGCGCAGGGCGGCACCGTGCGATACTGTGGCTGTTTTTGTAAAGATGTCGTTTACAGTTCCATACATGCCAAAACCATTGACAATAAAACGAATTTTGGTGCTGTTACTAAATCCTGCTACGTGGCGCATTTTGGGCTCCTTTTTAGTTTCTATACAAGTATTATAGCAAATGGACCATTTTGGGTCAACCGAAATCAGCAATCTTTTTATGCTTGGGCTGGCGCTGATAACGGGTTTTAAGCTCAACTCTTTTGGGCTTAAAAGGGGTGTTGCAGAAAAACAACACCATATGAGCACGGGTTTTGCGGGGCGTTTGCTTGACTTTCATAATAGCGTAATTGTAGCAAATGGACCATTTTGGGTCAACCACAAAAAAACCCTCTATTTTGGAGGGTTTTTAGTAGGTTAGTATACACTAACTTTAATCGTCGGCTACCCCAGGTGAGGATATAGTAAGATCGTGTTCAATTGTTGAACCTGGATTTACTGTATAATGCCATGTTCCTTTTCCTAACAATCTGTTGACTTGTTGTCTGGCACCGTCAATGGTCACATTGGTTCGAGGATCTTTTACACCTTCGCTATCGTCGTCGGCAACGTCTACATATTCGTCCAGACCGGTGCTAAATGTTATTGCTCCCATATCTACCTCAGCATAATTTGCTACAATTTGTCCAAATTCTACTGTGTTGCCTTTAACAGAAATCGCCATATGTTTGGTTCCACAAAAATCAAATGGCACTTCAAATGTAAATACACTTGGTGACGTTTGTTCACTTTCATTGTAGTCGGTCTTTTCTACCAGTTCAACTGGGCCAGCAAATACTGTCACTCCGTCTAGGACGGCAGTTATTTCAGCCGTTCCGGACCCCCACCCTAATACTTTTACAGTTCTAGTTGTCATATTATCTTTCTCCAGATTACCTTATATTTACCAACCTGTTATTGGCGTTCAATATCTTCTTCGACGCAATTGTCACCGTATTGTATTTCTACAATTTTTAATGGTTGATCAGTTTCATTGCACAACTGATGCCATTCATTGCGATTGATATGTAAATTATCATGTGGACCAAACATACCCACAAGCTCTTGGTCACTTTTTCTATTTATACTGTAAACTGTGGCCGTCCCTTCAGACACATGCCAGTGCTCAGCACGATCCTGGTGACGTTGCATACTGAGCCGTTGACCGGGCATAACTGTAAGTTCTTTAACTTTGGTGCCTGGTACATCATGTAATACACGGTAATATCCCCAAGGACGTTCTGTCTTAGGAGATTTCCATTCTTCTAAGATCCAACTACTACTATTGGCTTTATTAAATCCACCAACGCCAAATGCAAATGTTAAATTATCGTCCTTGACATCCATTTCTGGAATATTTGCATGTGTGCGGTCACCACCGTTGGCAAAAATAATTTTATCATCGGGATAATGTGCTCGAACTTGTTGTAATAAATGACAAGCGGTTCCGTCTTCGTCATCAAATGTATATACTTCCTCTACCGAGGACAAGTTGTTTAGGACACATAGACGTTCGGTCCAAGGCATAAAAGCACGACCTTTTTTGCGAGTTAACCACTCGTCACTATTGATGCCCACAATTAACATGTCTCCCAACAAACGAGCTTCTTTTATTAGTTGAATGTGTCCAGAATGAACTGGGTCAAATCCACCGCTTACTACTACTATTTTTTTCATGCAAATATTTATAGCCCTTTAAACGGCCATGCTCAATAAACTGCCGTCAATCCAAGGAACAACTAAATCCTGTTGTCTTAGAGCACTGTGAGAATAAATGCTTTTTGCAGCAGACTGCGGCAAAAGATTAAGTTCTACCAGTGTGTGCCAGTTGGTTTTGTATGGATTTTGAGGAGGTTGGTTACTTTTGTAAACCACCGCATGTATCCACGGCTCAGTGGATGTTTGTTTAAAAAACCCAGCCCCGCAGTCCCATCCAGCTGTGGCCAACATATACATAAGACTGACCATGGTATGATGATAGTAATATCCATTGGGCAACACATACGAAAGTTGTCGACGATGTATTTGTTGAGTTACAGGCACCGTTAGTGATAGCATGCCGCCTGGGCTGGCAATATGCCACCAATTGCTTAGAGTTTGTATTGGATTGACTGCATACTGAAACGCATCATGGCACCATAGCACATCAAAACCGCCATCTGGTGCAATAATTGGGTCTTCAAAATTATATTGCTGATATGAGATATGTTCATGGTTGTTAACGACCGATGGATTTCCGCCTAAATCAATGCCATGACATTTGATGTTCAACGGTTGGGGATCGTCATCTCGAGTTGTTCTTGTGGCCCACCAAACCAAATCATCTCCGGAGCCACATCCAAGATCAACCATGGTGCGTAAACTGAACATGAAATCATCATGCTCGAATAACTGATTCAGCGTTTCGAGACTGTGTTGATGGCTATCGCCTGGATGTATAAACATTATACTTGGACATCCTCCATGCCAGCGGCTCGCAATCTTACAATATGTCCTAACATAAAGTTTTTACTTTCCATTCCTTTAAGAATACCTAAATATCGATTACGTAGCAATGCGACTTCATTAATTAGCGTTTCAAATTCAATAACTTCATCCTCGCCGTCTACATACTTTTCAGCGTCACGACTAGTCAGCGCACGAGCATATCCTTCAAGATATTTTTGAAAATGCTTGCGGCGTATTTTGCGTAGTTGTATATTGAGGTAGTTTAATACAGCTTCAATTTCTTGAAGTTGATTAAATCTATGTTCGGTAATACCTGGCAAAGCTGTAATATTTTTTTCAATAAGTCCACCGACTCGACAGTCACGTTTGGCTTCGTCGAGTTCGTGTTCGTAATGTGTGATAAAATCAGGTATATTACTTAGATCAGCTACAACTTTGCTGTACCACATTAGTTTTCCCAGTCTTCGTCTTCGTCGTAATCCTCGTCCTCGACTTCTTCCTCTTCAAGCTCATCATGATCTCTAAGGTAACTAGTCAATGCTTTTTTAACGTCACTGTCGGTTTTAAACACAGCTTTGATTTCATCGGCTCCAACATCGTTGTCAATTAGGACCGATACCAATGTTTCGGCCGCTTCATCTCGATCTACTGTGTTGACATACCTTTTAAGTTCTGACCAAATTTCGTTTGCTAATTCAACTGTCATTATTATTCCTCTGTTGCTGTTTCTTCAGTGGTTACTGTTTCTTTTTGATTTTTAAAATCTGTCATTACTTTGTCTAAACAACCATCTTCATTTGATTCCCAGGCCTTGCGGAACTGTTTAATTATCTCACCTTCACTGGTAACAAACATCAAACGATTGCCATCTTTCTTAAGAATGCCTTTTTTCTCTGCTAGATCAGTTAGGCCGCTGTAGGGATTCATTCCTGTTTCATAAGGAATTTTAACCTGCATACCTTCAAATGGCTTGGCATAGCGTGTCTTCATTACTTTACAGCCAGCACGGATACCCATTACCTCAGAGATCTTGTTGCCTTCTTCGTCTTCTTTGAGTTTCATTTTCTTCATGGCAACTACGATACTTGATGCATAGATAAAGCCTTGACCACCGGAGATCTTGTCGTCTGGGTCAAACATGTCCTGGCTGGCGTATGTGTGATTGGTACAAACCATTCCAACGTTGAAACCACCAAACATATTGACTGAATTTCGAACAAGACTTGTTAGTGCTTTGGGCTTACGACCCATGTCACCTTTCATGTCTCCGGCTTCAAATTGATTAACGTCAGTTGGAGTAAGCAACATACCCAAGCTGTCAATAACCCACAACACCTTCATGCGCTCACCGTCGGGCAATGCTTTGTAGTCAATCATAAAAGTTGAAATAGCCTTGGCTACGTCATCAATCATGCTCATATTCAGTTTAAGTAACTTATCCGGACCAGTGTCCACACCCAGTGCGTGTAACCATGTTTCGTCTAGTGCGTTTTCTGTATCAACTAAGATAACAAAAATGCCTTGTTCTTGTGCATTCTTAACAATGTTACCTGAACAAATGTAACTCTTGCCTGCGCCTGATTCGCCGGCAAATACTGTAATCTTGCCCAGCGGAATACCTCGATTGAAGTCTCCACTGATAAGATAGTTCAAGGCAAAGTTGCCTGTTGAAATCCAATCAGTTGGGTCGTTGAATCCAATGCTTAGGCCTTCAATGCTTTTGGTGATGTCCTTACGGAACTTGCTGATGTCAAATGGTTTTGCCATGATTACTTTCCTTCTTTAAGTTTGTATAATTCTGTAAAAATTTTACTGCTGTCTACTCCGCGCCTCTGATCCATTACGGCTAATTGATCAAACGAATTTGATAAATTCTTTTCAATTGGTTGTGCAATATAGTGTAACATATTTCGATAACTATCTTCAAGTAGATATCCAGGATTTTCATTGATTTGTGATTCCAATTTTAACTTTAACAATTGTAACACATTTTCTGGCAAATGTCTAATGTTTAGGTAATCAGGAGTCAATAGTGCTCCAATGATAAAACTATTATTGTGAAATCCCAAGCCTTTGAGGTAGTCTACATATCCAAACACCGTATCATAATTTAGTAGAAACCATAACATATTAAAACTTATTTTATGATCAAGTTTTTTAATTGTGTTCAAGTTATCTAGAAAATCCTGCCACTTGCCACCAAAACGTATGTATTCAAATTCGTCTTCAATGGTTTCTGCACTCACAGTCCAGTGAACATTTTTGAATTGGCATACTGAATCAAACACTCCGGTATCAACTTTGCTAAGATTAGTGTTTATCCTGAGATTAACATCGGGGTTTAATTCTTTGAGTAGTTCTAAATTTTCTTTCATCAACAATGGTTCACCACCGGCTAGATACACATGCTTAAGATTTTTAGCGTGTCGGTAAAGATATTCTCTAAAATCTTTTTGTTGTTGTTCTGTTGGTGTTGCCCTAATAACATTCAATTCGCTGGCCCACTTACTACTGAAATCTGGACCACAATAAACACAGGCAAAATTACATAAATTGGTCCATCGTACATCAATGGTTTGTAAATCAAAATTGTTAGGTCGGTAAGTGTCCAGTGGTGTTTTTTTAAATTCTCTTATGTAAAAAATTCTATCACTGATAATATCAAACCCTTCTTTGCCGTGCTCCAAATCATAGCAAGTATGACAGCCGGCAGCTGGTTGGTTATTGATTATATTAGTTTGTTTGGTGACGTTAACGGGTCCTAACAGTATTTCTTCAATGGTGTTGTCTTTGATATTACCCAGTCCACCGGTTGTAAAATCACTGCGAATACAATTTTTTACTTTGCCATCAAAGTTATACATTAGTCCTGTCCACGGCATAGGACAAAAATGTTTATTTGTTAGAATATCTTTTGGATTCATTGGTTCAACGGTCCCAATGATATTTCTGGAATCAATAAATTATTATTCTTGGCCATATCAAATAAATCTAACAAAGTTCTGGCCCAGTTATTGACATCAGCAGCCGGTGGCACTGTTTTATCTGGGCTTGTAGCAATGTTGCCAGGACGAACTATTGTAATCTTTACTTTGAGTTTTCGATGTCGTATTTGCCGCACTGCTTCTTCTAACGTGACTTTTTGCAAACGGTAATGATCCATTCCTAGATCAGTTAACGACGATACTGGTTCTTGTGTCATCATAGTTGAAATTACTATGATATGTTTTTTAGTTCCCTGCCAACGATTGGCCATTTCAAATAATAATTCTGTTTGTGCATATCCGGCCTGTGCATTGTTTACAAACACATCACAAGATTCAATTTGATCACAAATTTTAGGAGTGTTACGAATATTGTTGCCTTCGCGCTGACTGAGTCCAACCACTTCATTGCCATCAAGAACATATTCTTTAGCAAGAGCTTGTCCTATACCTGCTGTATGTCCAGTAATTGCAATTTTCATACTATGCCTCTAAGTTGTTTTTGTCTTGCTATATATGCATCTCTAGCATGAACATCGGTATTATCAACACTCAACTCAAAAGGCATTTTTAAGTAAGCATAACTGTGATCAATATTGTGTTCACGAGCAAACTGTTGAATATTTGGTAGGTCATCTACATTTAGTATGCTAACAGTTGTCCATAAATTTAATGTCACTGGCATTGTTTTATAAGTCATTAAATTACGATAAAAATCTTGCCACGGAATTGGCCAGCGCACAAAGTCATGAACTGCACCAATGCCATCACAGCTTGCTGTAACTGTAACTTCAATGCCGCGATTGGCTATGTCGACTAACTCAGTTAATATTGTGCTACAATTTGTATTAAGTCGCAATGTTTTAAGGTTAGGTGGTAAATTTTTTAATAGTTTCTTATAATTTTTACTATAACTGGGTTCGCCACCGTTGATATCCAAATGCACAATTCGTTCTTGCGGCAAGAGCCAGAATTGATCTGTGTTATTGATTATAGGAAACCCAGGACCCGTTAAACTTCCTATTCTAGTGCTTAAATTTTGATTACAAGTTTGGCAAGCGGCATTACATAAATTATCTAACACACCACCAACTTGCAAGTAATCTCTTTGTGCAGTTTGATCATCCAATGCCGTTGCATATACTCTTATGCTGTCGGGCTCGGTTTCTTGGCATCTGACACATTCTTTGGGCCAGTGATCAAACTTCATTAACTCTTTTGTGTTAACTAGCCAAGAACTTGCTTCCATATCCGCTAGTGAAGCAAATTGAGGAGGGTTGACCATGTGTCCGCATCGACTAACTGTGCCATTGGGATTAAAGCGAACAAAATGGTCTAGTCTAGGACAATACATAAGTTGGATTTAAAATTTGTTGTGAGTATTCAATTACATATTCATATGCTGCAGGATCGGTGGTTTTAACCTGTTGCAATAATTCTTTAAATGTTAGTGATTGTCCGATACATTTAAATATTGCTGTATCTATTCGTTGATACATTTCATTATTTTTTATTGATGAAACTTTTTCTATCAATGCCGCATTGGGCTGAGTAACTCCATCTGGTTTTATATTTTTTCCAGTAATCTCATCAACAGCCGTCATTGGTAATAAGTTTAATTTAGCCGTAGGACTTAGATACCTAGCTAAATTTAATAACCAAGCAAACTGTGAAGCGTAGTGGCGATCCAATGATAGGTAATTTAAACCAAACCATTCTACTGTATTTTTATCAAGACTCGGGTTATCTCTAAGTGTATGTTGTATAAATGTATTGATTCCAGAAAGTAATCTGTCTTCGGGATTTCGTATGATTACATCAATACTGTTTAATTTTCGAATCTGGTCATTAATGTGAATTCGTTGAGGATCACTAAGTCTAGAAACGTTAATACTACTGTGCCCATTTTTAAAAATAACATAAACATACCGCTGTGAGGATATGATTTCTCTTACCTCACAGCGGTCTGGGAACAACATGCGATCTAAATGCGATAACATTTATTACGCTTTTTGACGGGCCCTAATCATTGCCAAGATGTCTTGTGCCTTGTCGCTAGAAGCTGGTTTAGCTTCTACCGGAGCAGTTGCCACTGGTGGCTCTTCGTCGTCAAAGTCACTAGATGCTGACGGTGCTGGAGCCGCTGTTGCTGTTGGTGCTGGAGCACTTTCGGCAGCAGGAGCACTAGAACCTGCAGGAGCATTAACACCTGCTGGGCGGAAATACTGACCCCAACGTTCTGTGTCGTAGCTCTGTCCGTCAACTGATGCTTCAAACATTTCTTTGATGACTTTGAGCTCAACTTCGCCTGGTTTCTTGGGCATAAATGTGCTCAAGTCAAACAAGCCATGTTTCTCAATTGCAGCTTGTTCAGCTTCAGTGAGTGCTGTTTCTTTACGAGCCCACTTGCTACCATTGTAGTCAGCAAAACCACCTTTGGAGCCTTTGCTAACACGGAAGTCCAGGCCACGTAGATAGTCTGTTGGCAATTCTTCCAACTCTGGATCCATCAATGCACCTTTGATAGTTGTAAAGATTTGTGGACCAATGATGAATCTACGGATTGGATTCTCTGGAGTCTTGTCATCGCCCAGTGGGTTCTCACGCACAAAGCCTTGAAAAATGTAACTGCGTTTTTTCCAATACTTGCGACCCATTTCTTCAAGGCTCTTGTCCTTGAACCAAGTGCGAACTTCTGTCAACACAGGACAAGTTTCTTGCCACATTTCCACGCATGGAACTTGGACATATACTTGTTTGGATTCCATTTCGCCTTTGACACCATTAAATGGCAAACGAATCATTGCTCGTTCTTGCCAAAAGAATGTGTTCTTGGTGTTACCGTCTGGGAGGAATCGGAGTGTTGCGGATGCGCCTTCTTCCATGTTCCAGTGTGGATAAATTGCATTATCGCCACCGGTGGAGTTGCCGCCTTGTTTGTTACCTTCTGATTGTGCGAGTCTCGCACGGATGTCTGCTAAAGATGCCATAGTTAGTTGCCTTTCAAAGTTTGTT